GATTGCAGAACGTGTTGCATATATGCAACAACAAGAAATTAATTCTGATAACTTGAATTAAGGTCTTGCAATTCGTTATGGGATAAATTACATTTATCCCATAACATAAAGTTATAGAAAGCGAGATAAAACAAATGATAAATAATAAACCCTTTGTTATCACTTACTATTCAGCAAGTGATAAAAAGACAATAACAAGAAATGCACTTTGGAATGATAAGTGCAGATATTGGACATCAAAAGCAGGTCGAATGTTAATGACTTATTTTGATGTAGACGCAGATGGATATAGAACTGCGTCAGATAGTTGGAGTATAAAACTATGACAATACTAAACGAAGAACAAAAGAAATTTTTCAGCGATAAGAAATATTTTATTGTTGAAAAATATGTTGGGTATCAAACTGAAAGATACAATATCCACAATCAAAAAATGTATGATGTTGAAACAGCTATGAGAAAGTTATTAGCACTTGATACATTGAACGAGGACAGAGAAAGAACTTCATATCACTTGCAAGAAGTTGATACATCAATGGCGCCATTGGTATTAACGAATGAAGTGAAGAAAGAAAAATTAGAACAGGAAGAAATTCCATTCTAATTATCTCGTTGGGCTAGGGGGTGAGGCTAATCCCCTAACCCATAAAATCCCATAAGGGTATGCAAAAACTGCATTGTAATTATTGCATAGTGTGTGCCGATAGAGGTACCACTACATCTTGTGTTTTGCTTGAAAATTAAGGGAGGGCCCACCCTGTTGTTGACAAAGGGGTCCCAAGGTCATACATATATGTAAGATTTAGACGATTAAGCAAATCGTTTTAGAAAAAGTAATAATATATGAGTTCTGAAAAAATTTTACAAAAAATTTCTGAGAAAGATATTAAAGAAAACTTAACTGACGAACAGTATGCAGAATATCTTGAAAATGAAAAAATAGAAAAGTTAGAGCAAGCCAAGCCACATATCCAACAAGACTTTTTGAGTTTTGTAAAATATGTTTGGCCAGAGTTTATTGAAGGCTCTCATCACAAAATTATTAATAAAAAATTTAATGACCTCGCTAAGGGGAAAATTAAACGTCTAATCATTAACATGCCGCCAAGACATACAAAGTCGGAGTTTGCCTCATACTTACTCCCGGCATGGATGATCGGAAAAGATCCAAAACTAAAAATAATTCAAGCAACACACACAGCAGATCTAGCCATTGACTTTGGACGTAAGACTAAAAACTTAGTTGATGATGATGAGTATCAACAAGTCTTTGATACTAGACTACAAGAAGATAGTCAGGCAGCAGGTAAATGGAAAACAGAACAAGGAGGAGAATATTTTGCAGCCGGTGTTGGTGGAGCAATAACAGGTCGTGGTGCTGATCTTCTAATCATTGACGATCCACACAAAGAACAAGATATTAAAAAAGACAGTAAGTCTTTTGAGAAAGCCTGGAACTGGTACACGTCAGGTCCACGTCAACGTTTGCAGCCAGGTGGTAAAATAGTTTGTGTAATGACACGTTGGTCAACAAAAGATTTGACTGGACAATTAATCAAGGCTCAGGGAGAGGATGACTCTGACCAATGGGAAGTTGTAGAATTACCTGCTATACTACCAAGCGGTAAACCTGTATGGCCAGAGTATTGGGAAATAAAAGAATTAGAAAAAACTAAAGCATCAATACCAGTATCGAATTGGAATGCTCAATATATGCAGCAGCCAACAGCTGAAGAAGGTGCAATAATCAAAAGAGATTGGTGGAGAAACTGGGAACATCAAGATCCACCAAGAATAAAATATAAAATTCAATCCTATGATACAGCTTTTTTAAAAAAAGAATCTTCTGACTACAGCGCTATAACCACGTGGGGAGTCTTTGATACAGAGGATAATGGAGAGAATATAATACTATTAGCTGCATTTAAAGACCGTTACGAGTTCCCCGAGCTACGAAGAGTTGCTTATGATGAGTATTTATGGTGGAGGCCTGACATGACTTTGATCGAGGCCAAGGCATCAGGGATACCTTTGACGGCTGAATTAAGACGTATGGGAATCCCCGTAATTAACTTTACGCCGAGCCGAGGAAATGATAAACATGCTAGAGTAAACTCAGTTTCACCACTTTTTGAGTCTGGCAAAGTTTGGGCTCCTATGCACGAACATTTTGCCCAAGAGGTTGTGGAAGAGTGTGCTTCGTTTCCGTTTGGAGAACATGATGACTATGTCGACTCCATGACACAAGCACTAATGAGAATACGACAAGGTGGATTGATTCAACACCCGGAGGATTACAAAGATGAACCGATCCCGAAAAAACGTGTAGAATATTATGGCTAGTAAAACATTAATAGATACAGCATTAAAACTTTATCAGAGTTTAGGAGGAAATGTTTCCAAGGTCCTCGGTACCAGAACCAATGTAAATTTTTTAGGTAAAGGTAAATCTTCAGAACTAATGGTTGATATGGACATCAACCCTGATGCATTAGGTGTTTTACCACAATCAAAAGCAGTAGAAGAATTAGATTCAGCGATGGGTTATTTAACTTCAGGTAAGTTGAATGACATGCAAGCTAATAAATTAATTTCTAACATGCAGAAGATGAAAGATTTTTATATGCCTCCTGCGGGTCCAGCAAACATCACGGATCTGGCAACAGGAACTAAAAACTTAGACGCAGAAGGTATAATGTCTTTACGAAAAGATAAATTTAAAAAAGGAATCACAGAAGAGTTTGGTATTCCATCTAAAAGAGTTGATGAGGTTATGAATACTAAAATGGATGATTTTGAAACGGTAATGGATGATTCAATAAAAGCAGATGACACTGTATTTGGTTTAAAAGATTATGACACTTCAACAATGTCTGCCGGAAAACAAAAAATAATTAAATTAGAAGAAAAGCTTGGTAAACTAAATGCTGATGCGCCAAACTTTAGAGAAAAAGCAAAACCATTAGTTGACGAGATAGAACTAAGAAGTAAATTTCCTAACGCTTCTGATAAAGATATAAACGATGCGCTTAGACTTGGTATTAAAGATCTAGACGATCTACCACCACCAGGTTCACGTGGCGGACCAGATGATATTGCAGAGCCATCATTCTCAGGTGCAGGTTTGGAGGCAATCAAAAATGTTAAAGGTAGTAATTTAATTATAAACGACATAGTCGATAAAATTTATTTAAATGCAGGCGTAGCACCTGCAGCTCAACCAGTGGTTAGAGCAAACGCTAGAGATTTTTTAAATAGAATAAAAGATCTAACTGATGAGCCAGGTAATCCATCTCTATCCGATATCATGGAAGCAGATGATTTTAAATTCATGACTGAAGGTGGTGGTGGAGGAATGGGTGATCCATTGTTATTGGTACAAAAATATTTTGGACCAAAAGTTGCAGCAGCAGTTGCAAAATTAGATACACCAAATGACATACAATTATTTGCTGAAAGATTAATTAGTGTAACAGATGATGCAGGTAGAACTGTTACTGATAGAAGATTTAATCCAGAGACGGTTGATATAGATGACTTTGAATTTGCAGATGGTGGTCGAGTTCCATTTAGCGAAGGTGGTGGCGCTGATGCGAAATACATGTTTATACCACCAAAATTTTTAACTATGAAAGGAATATCAGAAGACCCATCATTAAAAATTGGAGGCTTTGGTTTAGAAGAACACGATAAGTTTTATGACAAGTTTGGAAAGTATTTAAATCCTTTGTATTATATGGAAAAACTTTTAGAGAAAAGAAATAAGGTTAAAAAAGCTGATGGCGGTATTGCAAGATTACCTATGTTTATGGGTGGTGCTACAAGAATGGGTTATCAAGCTTTACGTAAATATGGTATTGAAGCAGAAGACATCACAAAATTATTTAAAAGTTTAGCTACAGATAAAAGTTTAGTTGGTAGAGAAAAAACAGAATATTTTAAACAATTAAATAAAGTTTTAAAAAATCCTGACGACTTTCCAGAAGGTATTCGAGAAATACAAATTAGATTAGGTATTGACCCTATAGGATTTAAAGGCGGTGGCCTAGCTAAAATTCTGGAGGTGTAATGGCCGTTAAGAGTAAACAAATTGTTAAAGACGCAAAAGGAAACCCTATTCCAGGTCTTTACAAAGTAACCTATACTGGAGGAACTGTTTCTTATACTAGAACTTATCAAACTAATTTTGAAAGAAAAACTGAGACATATAGTTTAAATGAAAAAGCAAAAGCAATAAAAGATCAATTAGCTTTTTTAAAATCTAAACCAGAGTCAGACGTATCAAAGGTTAGAAAATACTTAGATGATCTTTTAAAAAAACCAGGACCTGTTTTTGTAAATCAAAACTCTTTAGTTAAAAAATTAGGTGTAGGACAAAGTATTATTAGTTCTACATTAAAAGAACCAAAATATAAAAAAATTAAAATTACTCGAACCGATCTGCCTGCTGATTTCGCTAAAGCAAGAGGGCAAGATGGAGCAGCTTTTGTTAAATATTTAAAAGACAATAAAATTTCTGATAGTGATTGGCTTAAAGATCAAAAAGGTGGAAATTTTAGATCTGAAACTTTTAGAAACTTTGAAGCTAGTATTAAAGAGTCCGAAAGAGTTAAAGCTATTCCTAAAGGATATATATCAGAGCAAGACTTATCTGAAAAAATATTTGATGGTAATAGATCTGAATTAAGTGAAAAAACAAAAACAGGTAAAAAAAGATTTAACGCTACTTTAGCAGAGGGAATAAAAAAACTTAATCCTATAGAGGGTAGATCTCCTGTCTCCTTCTTCCCTATTAATTATTATAAAAATCCTACAGAAAAACAATTAAAAAACTTAATAGATGTTTCAAGAGAATCTCAGAAAATTCAAAAAAGAACATTAGAAAATATAAATACTATTTTAAAAGACAAGGAAATAAAAAATTTATTTACAGATTTTTCAAAAGACGACTCTCTTCCTTCTTGGGATAGGATGAAACAAATCTATACAAAACAAGGATTGACTTCTCCAAGTAATAATACAATGGCTACTGCTGTTGTTCAGTTAGCAAGAGTTTTACAGGGCAAAGGAAGAAAAGGAACTGAGGGCTTAAAAATAAATGTAAATAAAAACGCTGGAAAAACTTTACTCGCTAAAATGTCAGAGGGAGGTATGTTTGGAAACCCTTGGTCATCAGCAGCACAAAATGAAGTTTATGATGTTATTGATGAAAGACTTGGAAGAGACGTAGGGACTTTTCAAAAATTTAGAAGAGATGTTAAAGATATTTTAAGAAAAGAAGGAATCCCATTATATGCCGGAAAAGGAACTACTGGTTTTAATTTAAATGAAGTTTTAGGAACAAGAGCTCAATTTAAAAATGAAGCGTTTCCATATACTCAATTTGTTGATTTAGCTGAAGGAGAGTTTAATCAAAAAGAATTAAATTATTTTCAAAAAAAATTAGGTAATAGACAAAAAGCTGTTGTTGATGCATTAAAAAATAACAACATTGATGAGGCTAAAAATATAATAAAAGATTTTAGAGATACAAGAACAGACCTGTCTAAAAAATTTAAAAACGCTAATTTAGGAAACATCTACATGTCAGAAGAATATTTGTCTGGCTTAGGTAAAAAGGTATCTGGAAACTATAAGGGAGATGCTTATGTTAAAAATCTTTCCCAAATCTATAATGAAATGGATTTAAAAAATTGGAAAGAATCTTACGGACTAGATTTAGAAAAATACGCTAGGACTAGCGGAGTTAATCTAGATGTTAGAGGAGGCAGACCTATAGAACAAGTTTTAGATCCTGCGTACAGAACCACACTTGTAAATAATTTGTCCAACATAAGAAAAGAGTTTGAAAAAAATACCGATAATATTTGTAATATTTTTGGAACTCGTAGTTTTGAAAAAGGTGGTTATGCTGGGGGATGCGCTGGTCAATTTGATGAAGCTATACAAAAAAATCCACAAGGACTATTTCAAAAAGTTTTAAACTTTGCAAAATCGCCAGGCGTAAAAACATTTGGTATCGGTGCGGCTGTAGGAGTTGGAATAGGACTGGTTAAAGCATTTAGAAATGATGATCCAACAACTTATTTATCAAACGAAGAACAACAAAAAAATATGTTGGTTGATATGGCAACACAACCTGTATCTGTTGATATAGACAGACCAGCAATACTAGACTATCAATTACCTGCACTTGGTGTGGGTATTGCAGGATCAACTGCACTTGCTGCACCATCAACAATTAGAGCAAGTAAGACAGATTTAAAATTTGCATCTAGAGCTCCAGGTATTGAAAGAAAAAAACCTGGAGTAGCTAAAACAGGTTTAAGAGTTTTAGGTAGAGGATTAGGAGTTGCAGCGTCACCTGCATTACTTGCACCTCTTGCAGTCGGTGATATTGCATCACAGGTTGCTGCTGGAGATTCACCAATGGATATTGCAACAGATCCATTAAATTATTTATATCCTGCGTTTGCAGATCAAACCCCAAGATTAACAAGAGGATTAAGTCCAACTGTTAGAAAAGTAGCTAGATTAGGTTTATCAAGAGCTGCATTAACTGGATTATCTAGATTAGGAATAGGTGGATTTGCGGCTTCACTTGGTATACAAGGTTTAGGTTTATTAGACGAATAATGGTTAAATTAATTCCAGGAGGGGGACCACCCCCAAAAAGCGGACCTAATCCACAGGGGTTGAATGTGCCTGGAAAAAAGATTATAGTGGTAAAGAACTCGGAGAAAAAAACAAATGTCAACAATAGACAAAGCTCTACCAAACGTAGTAGAGAACAGCGTAACAACGCCTAGTGACGAAGAAGTCGCTTTAGCAGAAGAACAAGTAATAGAATCACAAGGTGGTGAAGGCGTAGACATACAAGAAAATGAAGATGGTTCAGTAGATGTAAACTTTGAACCAAACAAAATTAATCAAGAAGGCACAGACACACATTTCGATAACCTAGCAGATATTTTACCAGATGACATTTTAGGTAGATTAGGTTCAGAACTTTTTACTAATTACATGAATTACAAATCTTCTCGTAAAGAGTGGGAAGATAGTTATGTAAAAGGTTTAGATCTTTTAGGATTTAAATATGAAGATAGAACACAACCATTTGATGGTGCTTCAGGTGTAACACACCCAGTGTTAGGAGAAGCAGTCACACAGTTTCAAGCGCAAGCTTACAAAGAATTACTTCCGGCTAAAGGTCCAGTACACACTCAAATCATGGGTGTAGTTAATAGACAAAAAGAAGACC